TGGCGACTGACCTCTTTAGCAAAAAGATGTCTACAACCGGCGCGCTAGTGGCGAGCGCCGTGGTGACACCGAAGTTATTCCCGAGATATACGGAAACCACATCGGTAGCCGTTACCTTCGCCCCTTGGCAGTTAAGGTTGGCTATGGGCGCCTCAAGCACTGCCCAGCACATATCAAGGGCGCGCGCGCCGGTAATGGCAAAGGTCTCTATTTCCTGAGTCGCCGCCGCAATAGCGCCTGTGGTTACGGTTGACTGCCATATTTCCAGTTTGCCGCCGTTGGTATGAGGCACCTCGGCAATCTTGACTGGTGTGGAGCCCGTTACTGCCTCCGCGCATGGGCCGTCATACAGAAACCCCTCGCGACTTAGAACCTTGCCGCTCTCTATTTCGAGAACGACTTTCGTATTGATGAATCTTTTCACTAGTCTGTCCTCCTAAATTAGAGCAGTGCCCCAGTTTCGCCGCGTACCATGAAGGCATCGTTAAGGATAATCGCCGCGGTCATTGCCTTCCATGCAGAAGTAGCGCGTTGGTTGAGCGGGTCTGCGGTGCCGCCTGACCCTAACGGCTTGACGATGTTCTCGAATGAATGCCCGGTTAGAGGCACGATGCCGTAGGCGTTCATGCCGAACACCAAAGTTGCGTAAACATCTTCCTTGCCGGTTGTGCCCTTATGGCCCGATGCCGTGGAGGCGCCGCCGCCTAGAAAGATTTTGGCGAATGTCGTGGAGCAAAACCGGATATTCTTATACGCCCCTATTTCGTAGGGCTGCATGACACTTTGCTGCTGGCCGTATTCGTGAATGGCGCGAAATCCGCTAATACCTTCCAGGGTGTATTCCACGTCCGGGTGTGTAATCGCCCAAAAGGATTGACGGATCGGCACCGTTCCGACGCCGGTGGAGGCGTTGACCATCTTGTTAAAGAATTTCGCGTTCTGCTGTTTAAGCTGGCGCTGCAACTTATCTAAAAAGATGGCGTTAATCAGCCCGTCCACGTTGGTGCGGGTCGAGTCGGTAGCGCCGGAATCGTCTGTAGCGCAAAACACGTTGGTTCCGGCTACAAGGACATCGCGCCAAACCTGATCGACCGACTGCGCGCCTTGCTCGCCTAAGACTTCCGCCGCCTCGGTCAATACCTGATCGCGGGATACCCAAGTCACAACGTCAGTCGCGGTGATAAAATCGCCGTACTGCTGTAACGTGACCGTAACGTCGGTCTTGGTCAGATCTTTCCCGAGCGGGGTAACGCCTTCGATCAATGGCGTGATGTTCGTTGAAAGCGCGTTATAGCGCCTGAAGGTCTGCTTGCGGGTACTGTTGTTTTTGAGAGGTTTTTGCTGTCCGAACTTATCGTGCAATAAGTTAGGGAGCGCTCTGACAAGCAGGGTTTTATTATAAAAACTCTGCGTGTCGTCGTCTAGCGAAGTGTATATGTTCAAGTGAAGCCTCCTGAAAAAGTTTGGGTAACTCTTTCAGCTGTCTGTTCTCAGACAACCGGGCTTCACTAATGCGGTAAGCCACTGCTCGCCGATTTAACGGCTGCGCTAGATTATGCCCTAACGCCGGCTCGCCCCTGGGGGGGGGCTTGCATCCTATATGTGGGATGCTCACGCTTTACATCTACTACGGGCCGTACTTGCTTGTCAATGAAAAGATGACTATAGCAAAGAGCATGAAAACCCTACTATTCGCCGCCACGCTTCTTTTATCGGCCTGCACCTTTTACGTCCAGCAACCGCTGCCGAGTGATGCCGCGTTTTGAAACCAGCTTGTAACTCAGCGTTGGTTTATGGACCCGCCACAAGCGCCGCGGATACCGCAATGGTGCGTTGATCCAATTAGCAGGACGAATATTCCCTGCTAGTATTTCGTGTCTAAATCGTACTCGATATCCATTTCGCCGCTGGCTAGGGTGACGACTTTGATTCCGCCGGTCCATTTCCTCTGTGTTATTGACTCGCTCTCGTAATAAGCACCGTTGGCCTGACTTCGATAGAGCAGATTGCCGCTAGGATCTTCGAGCTGGTAGGCGTGCCCTGCTACTGTGGCGCCGGTCCCTAAGATATGAATTCGCTTCACGATAACCGGGTCGGTAAATACCACATTCCCCACGTCCGCGGCTGTGACCGAGATAATGTATCTGCCAACAGTTGCCATTAGCTACTGCTGCGCCTCCATTTCCGTTTTTCTCTCTGGCCGCTTGCGATAACTGGTGCGGCACCTTCCTGTAAAATCTTCTGTAACACCTTTGGAAGCGGCGCTCCGGGTTGCCATGAGGTTGTTAGTACGGAATAGAGCCAATCGGGCGGCATTCCGAGCGGCGGATTGTCTACCGAAGCGACTATAACCGGCTGCGGCAGGTAGATTTGGCGCTGCGGAATGATGACAGACGGTTCCCACGCCTTTACCTGGGTAATAAAGTTGACAGTTGTTCTGGACGGGGGTAGATCGACTGACTGGCCGGGTATGCCGGGTGATAACTGCCTTGCCTGAACGATCGAGTAAGCCGCTTGCCACTGGCTTAAAATTCCCCAAAGCCATGTCTGATTGAATGGCGGCTTTTCTGCGGCGGCTGCGACAAACTCTTGAACGAGCCTGTTGTAACGAATTGGCGTCGGCGGCGTGAGTTGCCATTGGCCGAGCGTGCCAAAGAGCCAAGCGGGAGGCATTCCGAACGGGGGATTGTCCGCCGCAATGACTGCCGCCTGATGGATATATCTCGGGTACTGAACCTGTGCCGGTATGGGCGGCGCATCGAAGCGCCAGCGCGGCGGTAGCCCAAACGGGGGATTGTCTATACCCTGCGTAAACTTGGCGTAGAAAGTCTGTGCCGGCTGCGGCGGTTGCCATGAAACTAAGGCCGCGCGAAGGTCGGCTGCGCGATTCGGCGGATTGTCTACACTCTGACCGGGTATTCCCGGAGAGAGTTTGCGCGCCTGATAGGGAAGGGGAATAGCCGGCGGATAGGCGAGGATAGATAAAAGCCAGCCCCGCGAAAAGGGTTGATCTATTACCGGCGCCGCACCTGTCGGCGGGGTCAGCTTGCTTGGGGTAAGGGGCTGACTCGCGCCGATATGCGGCGGTGGAGGAGGAAAGTAGATTGCCACTCAAAAGCTTATCCGAGTTCGGCAAACGTCAGACCCACACTCCAGCTCGTGAGCGTTGTCGGGGCAACAGGGAAATAGATGCCGAATCCCGAAGCGGCTGAGGCGTTCATGATGATAGTCTCTCTCGGCGTTGGCACCCACAGATAGCCGTTGAGTACGTTGAAGTTATCGTCGATTATTTCGCTCTTAGTGCCGGCGCCGGCCACCGAAGCGTTGACTCCCGAAGTTCCCGCCGCGCCCGCAGTGCCGCCGGTGATCTGCGAAATCGGGTCTAAGAGCTTCGTTTTCCTCGGAGTCGCCGAAGTCAGGGTCGGAAACGCCGTTACCTGAGTCCGTAGCGCCACGGTCTGTTGCGCTGAAGTGGCGTTCGCCGCCTGCGACGCCCAAGCGCGCAAAAACTCCAGGCTTTGTGTCGTGCCCGGATTGACGAACGCTTGCGCTAGGTCAACAGCGTTGGTCACTGTGACGTTTAAACTACCTACGATATATTCTCTTGCCATTTACTTTCCCTCCGCTGTTAAATAAAACTCATTCCTGACCAATTTTTCCAACCATCTCGCGTAAAAATGCGAATCCTGTTGTTACGCCGCTCGATCCTTGAGGCTACTTCTCCGGTGTCAAATCCGTTTCTTAGTACGTCAAAAGCATATTCCCCATTGGGCGCCTTCCAGCGCGGTTGCGTCATGAAGCCCAGGGTCCATACCGCGCCGCGCTCGTCGGTAATCATAAGCGCCGGGGGCACCGACACGTAGCTTTCGGTGATGTGCTGCTGCTCGCCTTGCAAGCGCATCCAGGGAAATTGGGGAGAGGCATTATTCATTGCACTACTATCGCTCCCATCCCCCCCTGAAGTTGCCACGGCTTGAGGTTTGTATCTGCCGCGGCGACTGCTCCCGCATCGATCAAATCCGGGCTGAACCATCCCTCGGCGACTAACGTTGTATCAAACCAAGCCAAGTCGCGAAGCTCCGCGCCGCCTATCTCTTCCCATCCGTCAAATGTGCCTAATCGTGACATCGTTCGCGATGCTTCATTGTTATCCGCACTTCGTTACAACCAGGCATGAGCCAGCTTTGAGAGTCGTGGCGACTGCGCCCTCGCTCGCGTACCAGAGTTCCAGGTTTCCGGCCACGGTGACTATCATCATACCTGTAACGCGGCCAAGCATATCCGCGTTGGCGGTATCGCAGCTCACATAAGCTGTAAGCCCCGCCGTGCCTTTCGCGCGCGCCGCATTAACGCTAAAGAGTCCACCAGTCGTGAGCGATACGTCCTGGTCCAATACGCCGTCAGCCGCGAGCGGATTGGATTGGGACGCGAACACATCGTAGACAAACGCGGTCACTGTCCCGTCATGGTTAACTGAACACTTCCAAGCTGTTCCCCCAGACGAGGTTTGAATCAGCAAATAATACTCAAAAGTAAAAACCCCCGTGGGCAATGCCAGCGTGAGGCCGGTGACTTCTGCGGCTGTAGCGCTGGAGGTACCGAAATCCGAAGCAAGCGAAATCGCCGTGTTGGGATTGGCCGCCCCGAGGACAAAGAAGCCCACGCCCTCTATGTATTCCAAGCACTCGCCCGCCGCTAAAGTGACGCTGTGAAGCTCGAAAATAGTGGCGTTTTGGTCAAATCGTACAGTGACAGTATTGGGTGTGGTTGCGTGCCTGTTTCTGATGTTGATGGTCTTGGCGTTTCGTTGCGTTGATCCAGCCGGCGCCGCGAGAATATCTGTCGTAGCGGCTGAACTGATCGCGGTGTTTTGCCTGCCGGGGGTAACAGTCGTCCCGTTATAATCCATGTACGATACATGAACATCAAGATTCGCCGCTGAGGAACTCACTAGGTCGAGTGTGTCGGTGGTTGCCGTCAGTAGAATCACTTCCCACGCCCCTGTAGTCTCGGACTGCCGCTAATGAGCGGTTTGGAAAAACGGTTGTACGGGTTGGGATGCCCTTGCCAGCCCGCTCCGTTTGTTTTTGAAAACGCAACTCCGGTAAAGTCGTCTATTTCGTCAAGCGTTATGTCCGCGCTATCAAAACACCGAAGCCCCATGCACCCGCTCGTCAACGAACCATCGGTGACAGAGCCCACTTCAACGTCATTTTTGAAAATCGCCACTCGCGTGCCTACAGCTTCAATACCAATGGTGTCACCGGCAACAGAGCCTATAACCCCGCTCACAATCACGCCATCCGTAAACACCCCGGCAACAAACTTGAACATTACAAACTGATTCCCGGAGTCAAATATTCCGGCCTTGTGAACCACGTAGCAACTCATGGCGGCGGCGGCGCAGCGTACCGATGCCCCTATTTGACCATTCGCCCCCGCGGTTTTAAGCACAACCGTTGTTTTTTGGTCAGAGCTAGAGTGAGTGATGTAGCGCGACTGGTTGCCGCTGCCGCCCGTAGTCGAGCCGCGCACTTTATTCCCGACTACGCGCATGTCATTGAAACTGGTCACAGTTATAAACGGGTCGCCCAAAGGATTTGTATCGCTGCCATTGAATTGATCGCGTATCATGCTCGACATTTAGATAGTCACTCCACTTAGATCGATGGGCCGGTTGCCCCACTGATCGGCAAAGTTTTTAACCAGCGCCCGGACTTGCGTATTGTTCTGAATGAACGCCGCGTCGTAGCCCAAGTCCCCCGCCGTGGAGCGAATTGCGTTTTGCGCCTCGACGCTTAACTGGTTAAACTGCGTGTTGAGAGTCTTGTTAGATGAGCCGTCGATAGGTACGGCAAAGTTTAAGTAAAACTGTAGCCGCTGGAAAAAAAATCCCATTGCGAGCAGCGTGCGCGCCGCCTGTAGATAGGTATCCGCGCCGGTCAGCCAGTGAGTAGGAAGCAAGTAAAGCGTCTCAATGGTGCTTGCCATCGAAGCCGCCGCGCCGCCGATTTGCGGGGATAGATCGACTGGAAAGGCGAACACGTCGGCGTGCGCGAGAATAGTCGCCTCGGTGGCGGGAGCAAGATCGGCCCATACCATGAACACCCGCTGCGAGCCGAAACCGATATTTGCAACTCCCAATAACCCCTCGTCTTTGTACTTGGGCCTTAGCCCATCGGGATAAACGCCGGTGCCCTCCATCGGTGTCATGTAAAGTCTAAAGGCCACAATTTACCTATACTCTCCAATAATTAAAATGGGATCTTCCGACTACCCTCACGGCGCTCCAAAGCGTCCACGCCATAGCCCTGCCGCTGTATTGAACGACGCACCTGAAAAGCTGCGCGTCCGCGTAGGCCCGATCCGCTTCCGTGCCGCCTACAACGTAAGCGATGTCGTGTTGGCGTCAACATAAATACAAATCCCAATAGAGCCAGCTATCCGGCCACCATGTGCAGCCATCGCCAAACGGGTTAAAGCTCACCTCACCTTCCAAACCATATAAGTACCGACGCCGATGAGAATACCCAGTAACATCCAAAGATAGTTGTTAATCACCACGTTCACCGCCGCGACAACATATATTACTAGCGAGTACCATACCTCTTTCCAGGGAAAACCCGGCACTTTTTACGCTCGCGCCTGCGGGTGTGACTGATCGAGCGACGTTAAAATCTCTATGGCATTTTGCAAAAGGCTCATCATCGCGGGCGCTACAGCCAGACCTGCCGACTTGAGCATCAAATCGCCGAAATCGCCAACCGCAAGATTGATTCCGACCCCTGCCGCCGCGCCTGTGCTGACCGCCAGGACGAACCCGACCAAAGATTGCAGGTAAGTCCTGAGCACCCGAACGCCGACTTGCGCATACCAGGTGCGCGTGACGGCTTGCAGGTCAGGCACCCCGGCTGGCGTCTTTATAATCTGGCCGTCAACGGGAGACTCGGGCCGCTCAGTGACTAAGACCTTTACCGTTTCTTGTTCTGGCATAATTATTTCTCTTTTTCCTTTTCCTGTATTGCCGTGGCAATAACTCCTTTGGCTACGTCCTCTGCGGTATGCAAGATATCCTTGGCCTGCTGCGTTTTAAGATCGAGGCTGCGCTTGCGCTCCATTTCGACACCTTCAGTGATGCCGCGCGCTAACGCCGCCACTTCCGCCGCGTCGGCCTTCTTTGCCAAATCGGATTTGTACTGATCCAGCCTGCTGTTTAGCTCGTGATGCACATCGCTAAGTTTGCTTTTAACCCAAAGAGTCAGAACGGGACCGATGCAGGCCAGTACCAGGGTTATAATTTGTATCCAGCCGGCTTCACTCATAATTAGCCTATCCTGAAAGGCCGCGGCCTTTTTTGCGGCGTGCGGCTTATCTTTGCCTGGCGCTTTATATCGGTCCAGATAGATCCGCCGTCCTCTCTATTCGGTATTGTCGTTGGTTGCTCCGGCTGATCCTCGTATTTCGCGCTGTGAATTTCTTTCTCCATCTCCGATGCGCTCATATCATCGTAAGCCTTCTTCCCGCCTTCTACTTCGAGCACTTCAAATTCGACGTAAGGCGTGTCGGCGCCCTCTACGCAATCCGGCGCGTTGGTGCTGGCGGTATTCAGGATCGCGGTAACGGTTAGCTTGACCGTCTCGCCTACGTGCGTGCGCATGAAGTCTTTTGCAAGAGGTCCATATAAACATAATTTATCGGAAACTGCTGATTCATTATCGTATGCCATTACAAAACTCCTAACCGACTAAGCGCAGTTGCGAGTGTTTGCGGAGGTAACGCATTACTTTGTCTAGCAAGCCGGGGCTATCTGCAACCAATCCTACCGCAAGGTTGCATTTGCTACACAATAGGTCACGAAGCAAATTGGTCGCATGATCGTGATCTACAGCTAAACGCTGTTTTCTGGGTGGCTCTTCGCAGACGGCGCAGACTCCGTGTTGTTCTTTAAGCTTAGCCTCGTATTGATCTACAGTTAAACCATACTTTCTTTTCAAGCAGCTTCTCCTATTATTTTCGTATGCTCTCAAAGGGTGCGTCTTGTGCCATTTATTTGATCTGTGGCACTCCCGACAATAAGAACCATGCCGCCCGTTATTCCTAACCCGCGTCTCTGACATCTTGTGGCCTCTGATACAGTACTCTTTTAGCATAGAATTTACTTTAACTTTCACTTGTAACTACTCGGACGAACTTCTAAAACGCTCTAGCTCACGCTCAAACGCTTCCGGAGTCATGGATTCAATTTCCTCTTTTGTTAATCTCCCGCTCGGCTGTCTCCCTGATGCCCTGCCCTTCACCGAAGCCGCCTGCTTGGACGTGGCGTTGATGTTCTTCATCAGCTCGTCGCGCGTCTGGCTTTTAACAATGTCGCTGAAATTTTTGTATTTGAGAATAAAGCCGAGCGTATAAGCCGCCTCTGCCGGATCTTCCATCTCGCGCAGCATGTTAAAAATCCTTGGACGCTTCTGGATTAGCGGCGCGACAAACTCATCCACAAGCTCATCGTATGCCGGTAAGCCATCATCGCCGTTATGCGCCTCTCTCGCTGTTTTCTCCGTCGATTCCACCCGTCCGTCTAACTGCTTTTCCGTCATCTTGTGCTCGAAGCTCTTTTCAGCCTCGTTTAGGATGTAGCGGGTATAGGATGCCAGGTCGTTGACGTTGCTCGGCACGTCGAGGTTAGTAAACTTATCCACGGCGCGCTGCTGCTCGACGTTATTCTTGAGAATCATGCCGTGGCCGTTGAGTCCGCCGTAGCGCTTGTCGTAGGATTGGCGCTTGGTGCGCTCTACTTTGTACTCGGACTCGAAATGATTGGCCTTATTTCTCCAGAAATCCGCCGCCTCCTTGGGCGACATGCCCTTGGTCGGGTCAGGCGGTGGCGGCGAAGAGTCGGCTTGTTCTTCCGGCTCTTGTTCTACCTGGTCGAAGTCCTCTCCTGGCCCCACACCTGCGCCTAGATCGGCCTGCTCGGTAACGGTCTCATCCGTGCCGGGGTTTTTGCCGTTATTTTGAGCCGGTTCCGCCGGTGTTTCCTTTTCCACTAGCTCTATAGCCATAACGACTCCTTTTTATTCGTTTCCTAATCCCTGCGGCGGTACGGCGCCGTTCGGCGGCACTCCTGCTTGCATCGCCTGCATCATTTGCGCCTGCTGCGCCTGTATCATCACTTCCTGCTTGATCGCTTCTATATCGGCACTAGGCAAATCAAGATATTTAAGCGTCGCCATGATAAGCGATACAGGCACCTGACCGTATTGCGCCCATTTCTCCGTGATTCTTTCGAGCCGGTCAGCCATCTGCTCGCGCGCCGACAGCCCGCCGCCCGCGCGGTCGATGATATAGTCGTATTCGCCCTTGAGTGCGCGGTCGATAATAACCGGCATTTCGTTCTTGCGCTTGGAATAGAGCGCCGCCATGTTGGAAGTCGGCGCGCCGGCGCGGTCGGCAACGATTCTTTCCACCCTGCTCGGGGTGAATATCTGTTGAATCATCGCTATCAACTGCATCCCGACAACCTTGTCGCCTAGCAGCTGATTGTCGAATAGATCCTCGTTGCCGACTAACCCGCCCTGCTGGCGTGCCTGAATCGCTTTTCCCGATACCGCCTTGTAGCCTTCGGCGGCTATGCCCTGGATTTCCGCGTTGACAAGCGACGTAGAGCGGATTTGATCCTTGGCAAACTGAATCATTCCTACATGGCCTTGACTAAGCGGAGTAGGATCAATCTGGCGCGGCGGTTCTTCCTGATAATTTATGACAATGCCGGGAACGGAGCCGAACTTTTCAAGCACGGTACTGGAAGCGCCGCGGGTGGAGTGGTTAAGCCAGCCGGAATTGGCAGAGCGGTTAAGGTGATTGAGGGCTTGGGACACGCCTTTATTGGCTAGCCGCTGCGGATCTTTCAAATATTGCACGATACCCCACGGCTCGTTGTTATATTGCAGGCCGATATAGGGAGTGATGGGAAAATAGCGGTGCGGGAACGGCGATAGATCGTCGCGCATCAAAATCCAGTTCATTATCGTAGCGACTCTGATCGTCGTGACCTTCCGCCTGGTAAATTTTAGCGCCTGCTGCATATCCGGGGGCATCATCTTGTACTCTTCGGTGAAATTCTCGTCTACCGCTTTGGTATCTCCCGTTTCCATGTTGATAGCGAGCATCACCGGCTCTACTTTTTTGTACCAGTAATCAAAAATCCGCACCCTTTTCGTCGCCGCGTCCAGGAATATCTTGGAATTGATTCGATCGCCTACGAGTTCACTGCTCATCATGCCGGAATTGTTGGAAAGCCAGTCGCCTATCTTGATTTGATCCTCGAATTCCGGCCAGAGTTCTTTTGCTTCGTCCTCCGTGACCCATTCGCCCTCGGCAACCCATTTTCTGTCTGTACCATCCCATTCGTCGGCCATAGGGTCATTGAATATAGTAAGGGGATTGCGTCTTTTAAGTATGATGTCTCCGTTGACATTCTCATCGTAGGAGATATCAGTCTTGATATAACCTCGTCCGGTAATATTAACGTCATTTGACTTGCGGATGCGCTGATAGTAGCCGAGATTGTCATCATCTACGTACCCCATTAGCTCGGTTAAGACCTGTGCCGAGTCGTTATCGCCGCCCTCTCTAGGTTTTACCTTGAAACTTTCCGCTTTTTGGCGCTCGATGCCGGATAGAATCCTGATTACCGGCAAAATATCGTTAAAGGTGAGCATCGGACGGGCCGGCGGCGTAGACATAAAGGCCGCATCCTTGGAATCCCACTGATCATTCTCGACAAACCGATAAGATTCGTCTGCGGCTAAGCGCCACGGCTCGGTTATTTTCCAGCAGGCGTCGATGTCGAGCTTGATCTTGGCGATAAAATTCGCCAAATCGCGCTTGGCATCGGAGGCCGCGGCGTTCTGCTCACCCTGATTCTCGCCGCTGAACTTACGATTGGATTGAAGGCTGGCCAGTTGGCTTGGATTGGTATAAATCGGCACCTATTTCCCCTTGCTCATCCCGATCCCGAAAGGGCCGTCTTTCTCGTAACCCTTTTCGCCGTCTTTTTGCTGCGCATCGCTGACCATGAATTGATCGCCACCCTGCGGCGGCGTTTCCTTTGACGACTCTTCTTTTTCTTTTTTCATAAGTTCTCCCGCTAAATATCTGCTGCGCATTCCCGTTCGCACGAATCACAGCATCTGCAAAGCGTTTCATAGTCACCATCAACATCAGACAAGTAGGCGCAGACGTGCGGCTCTATCACCGAGTGATCGTTGTCAAACGGACATTGCTTCGGTTCGTTCACTACTTCTTCACCTTCTTGGGGTACTTGCCGCTGGCAATAATCCCCATGAGTCCGCGCTGCTTGTCCGTAATAGCCTTGCCGCGCACGGAACCGTCCTTGATTATCTCCTTAGCCTTCTCTTTGCTCGGCAAAGAGCGTTTAGTTAATCCCATGTATCCTCCCGGAGATGGTCTGGGTAGGTGCGCGGTAACGTCCGAGGCTTCTGCACCTGCTCAAGCCTGATAACGCGGTTCTCAAGCTCTGTGACAAGTTGAATAAGGTGTTCTATTAGCACATTGTTGAGCGTGAGCTTGATCTTTTTGTTAGGCTTCGCCTTAGCCATTACTCACCCCCCTTTATTTATGGGTTAGCGATAGCAGCACCTGCCGGCGGTAATCCGCCCTCCGGCAAAGACTGCGGCGCGGCTAGCGGCGTAGCCGACATTGCCTGCTCTAGCTTTGCTACGCGATTCTCCAAGTCTATAATGCGGTCCATTGGCTTTGCCTTCGCCTTCGCTTTAACCTTTGCCTTCGGCTTGTTACTCTTTGTTCTCATACAATTCCTCTATTAACCTTGTTTTAATTTGCTCCACTACATTCGGAACTTCTTTACATCTCTTACATATAGCCGTGATCTTCCACGGTGTAACAGCGTCGGCGGTTTTCCACGGCAGAAAAAACTGACATGGCGGTTCCTGTTCGCATAGATAGCATGGAGTTCTATACATGGCGATGATATAAGGCACGCGCCGGCGCTGCTCGTTTGTTAATTCCTGCTCGCCATTTACCTGTGCTTTGGCGGCAGGCTTCTTCCCCTCCAATACGTCGATGTAATCCTTTACTGCTTGGCCGAATGGGTCTAGTGGTTCTCTCGTTCGCGGCGCTTCGCTCATGGACTCACCAACTCTAGCGGCACTGGTTCCGCCATTTCCTCTACAGGCGGACGGATCGGCTTGACTGCCTCAAGCTCGACTACCATTTCCTTAACTGTGTTGCGCATTACTCTGACAGTGCCTATCGTCACTTGCGGTGAAACTACAAAGAGCTTTATGTTCTTAACCCGCCAGTCGCCCCGATACCCATAGTCGGCACGCCAGTAAAACGGTTGGGAGAAATACCCGAAGCTATTAACGAAGTAGGGTCTAACGTGTGTGGGATCTTCCCATGCATCGTCACTGCTGCCGTAAGGCGTCTTTATAACTGCTACGGCGCCGGGCTTGGCGACTCTGTGTAGTTCCTGCATCAGCGGCAAGGGCTTATTGATATGCTCGATCACATGCGACAGTAGGAATTCATCACAGACATCATCGCCTAGTGGCAGTTTCACCACATTGGCGTCAAGGTTGGCGATGATATCCACAATGGAATCACCGTTGATTGCGGCCATACAATCAACGTTTATCCAGCCTTTAAGCGGAGTGCGGCCACAGCCGATGTTGAGCTTCATACCCCGCACATTCCTTCGCACTCGTTGTTAAACATATTCAGTTGGCCGCGATCCTCGTCGGTGGAGAAATCAACTTGATCGAGCGGGACTCTTTTACGATGCAAAAATTCTCCCGCTGGTAGCTGTCGCTCAAATTCAACTGCCTGCGCAAATTCGCTAGAAGGCAAATCGCGCCATTCTTGATCGCTATGATATGGGCAAAATATACAGGCCGACCGTGGCGGCTTTGGATAACCGGCGCGTTCCATCCACAACAAACAGTCGCTTCGACGGATTCTTAAATCAACGAGCGGATAACGGTTTATTACCCATTTACGGAACGGTTCTTTCATTCGATATGCTTCATCGAGACTGATTCCAATCCAGATAGTAACGGGACGCCATTGGCGCAGATGCGCATAAAGCGGGACTAACTTGAAATCTGTAGTACACTTACGCGGCATCGGGCCGTTCTCGCCGTAACTAGGAACATAGAGCTTGTAATAATTGCGGCCCTTTTTACTTGTCCTTTGGCGTAGCGTTTCTCTCTGCAGATTGCCTTTACTGACGCGAATCACCGGAAACGGCAATTGCTTTTTCAGCCAATCAAGCCACTCATAAACTGCCTCTGGCTCGGCCTGCGTATCGGCAAAGATCGCAGCATCCGGCATCGGCGTTATCTCGCCGTGCGCCGCCATCAGCGCCATTGTTGAAGATTGGACGCCTGCACCTAAGGAAATAATGTTCATGCGGTTCTCTTGCGCTCGCGGTATGCCTTCTGCCGCTCGGCTGCTGTCATGGGAAAACACCTGCAAGTATGACAATGCTTAGTCTTACCTGTTGCTGGTGCCGCAGGTGCCGCCAGATTGGGTGCGTCCTTGAACACATGCGGCTGCATGGCATAATGCTTCGCACCACAAATTCTACACTTAGGCGCTTCCATGCCTGTTACGTTATAATAACGTGATAAAACATAGCAAGCGTTATGTAGCATAACTCTATGCGCTCATTGCCGAAGGCGGTAATCGATGCGGTTGATTATCATCCTGAACCGGCCAGTCCCATCTACTTTTAGCCATAGTCCTAAACGCGTCCGCGCCATGACTCGACCAGTCGTGGAATGGCCGCTGCCTGAACTCCTTGCGGTCCTCGTCCCACTCCTTGTGATAACTAGCTAAGGCGTCTAAACCCTTGGCGCAGTTCTTGGCATCGAACCAGCACTGACTAAATAACCGGCGTGCTGAGTCTATGCCATCGTCTACATCACCCCTTGGTACGATGTAGATAGGCCTAACACCTAAGCGCTGCCCAGTGTCGCGCCTGTCCTCGCCTTCTTGGCCGCTGAAGTCCCTATTCTTGCCATCATGCGGCCAGTAGTGACCACCGTAAACGTATGGTAGTTCTTTGAGCTTTTTGGCGTAGAATGATAGTTGCTTGCCGTGATCCTCGTAGTAGTCGATCATTAGTATCAAGTGCTTATAGCGTTGGCCGAACCAGATGGCGGTGCTATCGCCTACACCTATATCCCAAAAGGTATAGACAGGTTCGTTGGTACGCCAAGGGATGCGCGTTATGCGCCCTTGTGACCGGGCTATGCGGAGCTGCTCACTGTAGTAGCTACCTTCTAAGTAGCCCTCGAATGAGCAGTAATATTCTTGCTGTAGGAATGTCTCCGCATCGCTCTCGCTCTTACCTTGCTCAACTAGTCGCCTGCGCTCTGACTCTATCTGATCTTTGGTGATGATCGGCTTACCTTCATCGTCCTTGGTATCGTCGATTGTAAACCTTGAGCAATACCAGGCCGGGTCTTTCTGCGCCATCCTGTACAGACCTTCGGCATGGTTGTGGCCACGAGGTGTGAAGTTAAACAGTGCAAACCCGTCATTTTCCAATAAGATAGGCGATAACATATCCCATGCCCTAGGGTCTTGTAGGCTAAACTCACTGAATACGCAGCCTACAGGGTTTGTGCCTATAATACTGTCAATCTTGTCCGTCCCTATGACCTGGTACGCGGAGCCATTTACCAGCTCAACGCGTAACTCTGTCTCGTTCTTCCTTGCGACAATACCGGCAGGGTGCTGACGGGCACTAAACCCGGGGAAATGGTCCATTACCCTAAACCCGGCCTTGTCTATACCGTCCCACATTATTTTTTTGCCTTGGGTATAGGTGGGGAATAGGTGGAAATAGGTGCCGATCCTACCTTGGTTTTCGGGGAACATGCGCGAAACTATGAAATTTAAGTCCGTCTTGTCCTTCCCCGACCGACGATGCCAACACTTTACTGCTCTCTTCTTCCCCTCTCCCATCGCTAACCAGAATGGGAGCTGATATCCCCTCGGCAGGTAGTTGTAGGGTATTTTGATTATTTGTGAATTGAATAAATTGGTAAGTGGTGGTGCTGGATTGCTGTAGGCCATTATTTAGCCTCTCGCCATCAATGACATGGCGCATTGTAGGCGGGTCATTATGGGCCATGTCATAATAACGCTTCGCTATCTGCTTCGCTCTTCTTTGTTTCTCGCGTTCAAGCCATTGAATAAGTGTTAAACGCTCTTGTTCTTCTTCTTTAGTGAGCCTACCGGCCTTTTCTCTGTAACCACCGAAGCTATTTCCTTTCTGGAATCCTTGCACTCCTTTTGGCATGGGATTGTAGTGAGATTTATTCTACGGGCTTATTTGCCCGATTCTATTAATAACACGCGAGAACCATTAGGCCGTTATTCTGAATATCTAACAACTCACAATGCGTTGCACCCATTGGTTTAGGTGTTATGGCGCAGCTAGCAAACAATAGAGCGGCAATAACTCTCTTCATGCCCTTCCCTCGCAGTCGGCCTCTCTGAATTGTTCCTCATTGATATCGTCCTTACCATCCTTACCTATCAGCGCGCCACGACGCAGGAAATTAGCGAAATCAAACCCGGTGCTAAATATCGCATGTATGGTCTGATCGGGGTCAACTTGAATATAGTCCGTACATTTTCCCTACTACGCGCAAGAAGGATTACCACATACAGCCATATAAACAAAGAAAAAAAGCTCAGACATATCGTGGTTTATATATTTCACAATTATCATTGCTGCGCAATAAGTGCGTAATTGCCGCACAAGTAAGCGGGATATCATACACTTTTTTCATACACTTTGGAAGACGTCAATGAGTTAACTACTTGATTTAGATCACTTGTGCTTGTTGGCCTATTAGTTGCTTAGTTAATTGGGTAGTTTGATACCAGGAGGATTTGAAAACATGGAAGCTAAATGCGACCGATGCAATCAAGAAAACCCAATAGCGAACGAATGCAACTTCTGCCCTCAATGCCGCGCTGACTTCAATAATGAATCAGCGCAGCGCAGCAAAGCAATGAAAGAAGAAAACGACAAATTTTGGAATGAATATAGAAATAGATATTAACGTTCTCAACCAAATCCAGCTCGCAAGCTGGTAAGGAGATGAAAGATGAAAAAGCCTAAATATATTTACAATTACTGGCAAACTGACAACAAGTCCTGCAATATCACCGAATATCAAATCCTTATACGCAAGCCCTCGGCCTATAACGAACAGTCAAAATACTATTTCCAGTTTGCAGACGACATGTTTACTATTCGCGCTCAATCCAACAACGGCGCCGACGATAAGTATCATACTAAAGGATTGCGCCAAGCCTACGCTATTCGCGTCGAAGGATTAAGCGCCGGCAAGCCGGAAGCCTTCGAGCTAGCAGCCAAGCTTTGCAAGGACGTTCACGATGATGGCGCTATGAAAGTCATAATAAAACGGCTCCGCAAGCTTGGCGCAGTACGCTACTCATTAGGCAAAGTTGACAGCCCTAACTCCTACAATCAGCGCGAATTCATGCCGCGTAAATATGCCGGCAAAAAATCGGTTGCTTACTGGAATGCAATCCAGGCGGGTTTGAAACTCGAATAGTCCCCCCAAACCTTGCACCCTGCGGGGTGCAATCTTGGACGGATTATCAACTCGGCAAAATAGGGGGGAAAAATGGATTATGAAGCAATGGACAAAGCAGCCCTGCATAACGCAAGGCTAGCCCTTAAGCAGTGTCCAGTATGTGACCGCGATTTGTTGCCGGTTGCATATTGCGCCAATACCTACGGTTGCTCGCACTGTAAAGAAACATGGTCAATTGATGATAGCATGAGGCCCAAAATGGAAAGTAAACTCGCTCGCCACATTCTAGCAATGGCTGATGATGCTTATCTAGTCGGCCATCCCGAATGGCTGGAAATAGTAAAGGATGCTCAAAAAGTGCGCGACGATGCCAGCGCAGCCAACGCGCACCTGATCGCCGCTGCTCCCACCATGCTCGAAGCGTTGGAAGCAATCAATGATTTCTGGAATCAACCGCCAACAGGCGCCGGCATGGATAAACAGCGCAAGGCCAAGTTTGACGAGATCAAAACCAGTCTAAAAGCAGCAATCGCGCAAGCAAGGGGAGAGAAATGAATACCGAAAAATGCCTGGTACCAGGCTGCAAGAACAAACCTTGGTCACGCGGTCTCTGCAATACCGACTACAGCGCAGTTAGACGCCTCATTAAGGCCGGTAAAACCACCATGACGGCATTGGAGCAGGCCGGCAAGGTAAAGCCTGCCATTAGACCGGCTAGGCGCGACAATTCTTGGTTTATCAAATAACAGCTCCGCTTATTAACCGGGCGCAACCAAACCCGGCGGCATACCGGGAAGGAGAAACAAAATGAGTACAGGAGCAGATTGCGTTTTTTACGAGAAAAATCTTGATGAATGGTTTTACAAAATCCAGCGATGGCCCTACGGCGAGAATCCAGCCTTTGACACCTTCGGGCCGTTCAAAACAATGAAGATTGCCGAAAATCATCTCGATCGCAATCACGCCAATCCCGGCGGGTGGTCTGTGCATACGCATCCGAAGCATGTTTGCGATTTCAAGCTAGTCGAGGACGATCGCTACGGACCGCGCAAGCAAATGATGGAGATTTGCCAAAAGTGTGACCTAGCAAAACGATAAACAATAACCAACCAAAACCCTGGCCGCAAACTCGCAGCAATGCCGAAGCTAAAAAACTAGCAATAGAATTCGCCAAACAGCAAATAGACAAATTATTATAGCCGGGCCGCAAAACCGGGAAGGAGAAAGAACATGGAACTATTCAGCGTAAAAGCGGCTTAACTTTGCCGGGCTTTCTCCAAGCCTAGTGAAGCCGTAGGGGTTGCGCCCTTCAAGGCCCGGTCGGTTAAGCCGGTCACTAAATTAAAGAATGGAGAATTGATAATGAAAAACGTGGTACGCATACCAAAAAACTTTCAGGTGCAACCATTAAGGGACGATGAACCGGCAAAGGCACGTTATACCTGCGGACATTGCGGCCTGTCGTGGGACGATGCCATAATTACCGGCATAACGCCTACTCCTTCCGGTAGATGCCCTTTCGAATATTTTCATAGATACCCAAAGAGGGGAGAATGATGGAAAATGGTGGGCCGAGTCCTTCACCGGGGCTCGGCTTTGCCTTTTACTTGCCGCTTACCTTTTGGCGAATTCTCTTTCTTATATCCGCCGGCACCCAGCCGAAGTGTTCACATACCGAAACAAAGTCCAACACGTAGTCGTCGCGGTCGCTCTTTATCCAGCGAGCTGCACTGTTACAGGCGCGTTGCGTCCTATTATCCTGTAGATGGCGGCTTGGCGGCTTGCTGACCAGGTTTATCGCGTTGACCAGTACAGCAATAAGGAGTCTATCGTAAGGGCTAAGGTTAGGCTTTGAATCGGGGTAAGTCTCGTTAATCCACTGGTGTTTCCAGTCACGGATACCGCCATAATCGCCTAAGGCGATCTCGATCGACATGGCATGAATCTGTTTGAACACTTCATGCGCCATAATCCTTTCTCTCTTAAAGTTTCGCGCAGGGGCATTATCTTAAAATCCTTTCGGTCGCCTACGTTTTGAGTTTTTACATTCCCGACACACACGCCGGCCTGCAACTCTAATCAAATTGACTCCGCTTAACTCGTGACCAATTGGGCAATGCGTTTTTCGACTGTTCGCGGCGGTGATCGTGTTACCCCTTAGCGTGTTGACCCTGCCGGTTACTGCTTCTAAATGCCGCGCATTGACGCATGGCCTATTCCTGCACAAGTGGTCAATCTGTAAGCCTTGTGGCAACGGCCCGTTAGCCGCTACCCATGCCCAAACATGGGCGCCGATCGGTTTACGATTAAACCAAAAATGCCCATACCCATTGCTACTAATTGCACCCATCCAGATAATGCAACCTGACATTGGTTCAGGCATACAAAACGCCTCGAACCGCGTAATAGCTAATTGCCTAACTATTCCACTCATCTTAAAATACTCTCGATCATTTCAATATCTTTAGGATACCAAACATAAGTTTCCACGCCGGGACATTCCCTAGCCCGAGCAATCCACTCCTTTTGATCCTCTGTTAGTTTTCCCTTCGCGCTTTTCAATTCAGCGAATATTGTTCTCGATTTCCCAATTAGCACCAAATCAAAAAACCCAATGTTTCCACTCATTGCCGTCACCCATCGCCCCCTCTTCGTCATGCCGGGGCGGAAGTGTGCCACGCGCCATTTAAATACCTGAGCCATGCGGATAACCTGCGCGGTGAAGGCTGACTCACTTATTTGATCGTATAGACTCACTTTACCCTCTCTATTTCGACGTCAACGTGTTTTTAGCCGGATGCGTTACCCCGGCTAATAAAACTGTGCGTCGCATGACATATTAACGCCGCAAACAGGCAAATAAGTGTCATTGGATTTAATCACCCCCTCTTAATTTCCTCTTGACAGTAGACCGATACCCTTGCTACTCTGGGAGTCGCTGTACAATTCGATGGCTGTTCGGTCAGTCCTCGGCTAATCAACCACCTGTAGCAAACTATGGGTGGTTTTTTAGTTTCTTGGACTCTATATCCTGACCACGTTTCAAGTAAACGATGCTCGGTCGTGCCGTCACTTTCATAGTTATGGGTTGACGGCTCATCGCGCTACGGCTACTTCTGAATTAAAACCGGGTGCCGCAACCGGCAACGTGATCGCGCGCCTTGCCCTCGGCGCTGAGTGAGGTGGGTTTCCCCAGACTTTAAGGAGTCCGCATCCATCCTACCTGCTTTCAGGATTTTTCGTTCGCGTCGTTTCGTTGCGCGTCATGTCTCGCCTTTAAAAAGTTCACAAACTCTTGCGCGAGCTGGCCGACTTCACACTTGTGCTTGTCCGATTCCTGCTCGCTTGCTCGGGCCTTGCCGAGCGGCATTCGCTTTACCAGATAAGCCCACCAGCTTGTCAAGTGATCCAGGTGCGGGTCTGCGAGCTTTAAGCAATGCGCTATCGCCTCATCCGGCCAACCTTGTTTCTGCATTGTCCATACAAACTGGCATAACCGCTGGTAACGCTTCGGATCTCTCCTATAGATCGGCTCCACTACGGCCTTTAACTGCGGACTTAACTTAGTACCCGGCTTTGATTGTTCCATTTTCCCCCGTTTTTACCGTCTTTATTTTTGCTTGGTACTTATCCCTGTCACTTGTTAAACGTCCTGTTATAAACCTCTATCACTTCCTCGCTCGTGGTGATTATTTCCTCAATCTTGTGGTCGCGCATTTTCTCGATCATCTTTCTGGCAACCAGTCCGCAGAAACTAGCGCAATCACGGTGCGCTATTTGCACCAATGCGTCAAACATTTGTCTTTCCTTCGGTGTCATCGATGCTATTTCCTCCTCCGTTGGTTAATGTTTTTCCGTAACTGCAAAACTCCTTAACCGCGCAGTAATTTAAACAGCGAACATCCTCGCCGGGCCGGTATTCTATTTCATACGTCGGCTTTACCTCGATTACGGAATTTCTCGCCACATACGCAGCCGCAGCGTTTTCATCGGTGAATAAACCGCCGGGAATAGCCCGCTTGCCGCCTTTCTTTTTTACCGCCCAAACATCCGGCTTGTGCCATCGTTCTTCCTCGGTGCAAAGCGGCAAATCATCGTCGGCTAGCTTCTCGGCCTGCTGGTGTGCGCGCACCCGTTGCCCTAGAAACGCTTCCTGCTCTTCGACTGACCAGAGAGGCACCTCGCGCACCACCACGCCCACCTGCGGATAATCCGGCTCTCGTGATGCCCTGAGCTTTGACCAGTCGCGGAGCACACTGATAATGCGGAGTAGTTCGATCTCAAATCTGTTATGCCTAGCAAGGGTCGCATAGATGTTTAACTGTGCCTCATCCTCGGGCTTTGCATCCTTAGCCGCCCATACCGAGCGGAATTTAAAATCTTCGATTGCGTACTTGTCGCGCTGATGAGCGTAACCGTTGTGCGTCCGCATCAAATCAACCTTCCCGGTGATCGTCCAACCGTGGAGCTGCGTTGATAACCTTTCCTCACTGAAAGTGTCAAACGGTGCGCCGCGCTCGATGATCTTGTGGCCGATACTGCCGGCCATGCGCCAGATAAGATCGCTTACGTCCTCGGTGATCTCTTTACTGTGCCGCTTGGTTAGTTGGCCGATGCGTGGCGGCTGAATCAGGCCGGTCGCCGATATATCGCCGGCCTTTTCATAGTCGTAGTCGTCAAAGACCAGCGCCTTTACCAATGCTTCGGGTAGGTTGTGCTTATTGGTGTATTGCATGGTTGCACCTCAGAACGGCGGAATATCGTCCTCTTCTTCTGGAACAAATATTTTCCCGTTGCTGTAGGCAATCATGACGGTGTTTAGGATTGCTGCGCGGGCTGCGGAGCGGTCACTTGTCATTTTACCCTCATCATTAACATCGTCTGGCTCTAACTTCATCGCCAGCTCATGCGCCGCTTCCGCCATCGCGCGGTAAGCATCCCAGGTGATTGCTCCGTTGTTATTGCCGTTGCTGTTCGCTGCCGTTGCTTCGTAGACTTTAGTGATCTTGGCGACGGAATACTTATTTCCTTTAGCCGAGGTTTTTTCTGTGACCTCTGCTTCGACGTTTTTCCCTACAAGGTTCGCCGGATCTTCATTAACAAAATAAGAATTATTGCCACATTTAATTTTCGCCGATGGTCCCCTGTCGGTTACTTTTAAGTCGCTAAACGAGTCAATGTGCAGTTGCATGTTTCCCCCTATGGTTACGGAATAAATTTTAGCGTTCTCATCTTTTCGCGCTCGGTCGATTCCTGACTGCGCCCAGCCTCGAAAAAGTCGCGGGCATTTTCGTAACGAACCTTGGCCCGTAACTCTTCACCCTTGGCTATGCACATATTCTTGATGTATTCGCGGTACTGTTTAGAGCCGCGGGCTAGCCGCTCTAGCTTTTTTTCTGACATCGTATTGCCGTGGTTACTCTCCAAGTCATTCATAAGCGCGGCTAAGTAATTCGATTTATCTTCACTTAGCTGCAACGCAATCTCGTGCAGCGAAGCATATTTCTGGCCGTACTCTTCGGCCAATACGATGCGCTTCTCTAACTCGCTGCGTTCCGGCTTGCTCATTTCTTTGCTTGCCTTTCGTTCGCGGCGTTGCGCTGCCGTTCCCATTCTTCCTGGTTCGACTGTTCCCACTCATCCAGGCAATAGGAGCATAACGGCAAACCCTCGCATTGGCTTTCGTCATGCGCTTGGCGCTCGGCGAGTTCGTCTATCTCTCTAGCGTAGTCGTCATAACTTCCCCATCTATTCATTTTATCCCCCATTTCCCTGTTTCTGCGAAGTGTTCTTCGGCGCGGTCGGTTGATAGGCTTTCGGGCTGACAGTCCATGCACACGCTCACGTCGGGTTTTCGGCAATGCGTGATTTGCTCGCACCATTTGTGGCCCTTGCACTTAGGGCAATAGTGGCTGTGGTTGCTTGGTTTCATTTCTCCCCCTTGGCTAGTGCGAGCGCGGCTTCGGCATCAGATAGCGCCTCAACTGGCGTGCATGTTGAGCAATCAAAGCCAGGGCAATTATGCGGGCGTTGATGTGACCTAACTTGCTCGGCTAAGTTTTTCAGCGCGGCCACGAGCGCGGCGTTGATTTCTTCTAATTCTGCTGCGCGTGATGCTAGTTTGCGAATTATTTCTATTTTCATTGCCCACCCCAATAATTCCACGCCCACCGGATAAGCCAGAACGCCAAAGACCAAGCGGCAACAATTATCACCGCAGAGCAAAACCAGCCGATAAGCATATCCAGATTGAGAGGCTGGCGCAGCTTCTTATTATGACGGAAGCGGTTTGTTCTGCGAGCGGCAAAGAGTTCATTGATTGGTCGAGTCATTGGATTTGCTCCCCTACTTCCGATGCACCTTCGTTAAATGCTTATCTATTGCTACATCAAGCCAACGCTTAACGGCGCGCCCGCCTAAGTTTCCCATACGTCGAGAAATTTCCTTATCGCATTGTGGACAACGAGCTTTTACTATCATCGGATTTTTACGCCCCATTTATCTTTTCCTTCCTTACTCGTCTGGGAAATCGATGCAGTACGTCGAGCCGCCGATATCGATGCAGTACGTCGAGCCCCATGCCGGCGCTCGCCATAGGAGCAGCGCGAGCAGGATTATTCCGGTCAGCGGCAATATCACCTTAAGCTGTTCCAATAGTTCCTTTTTCATCGGTTGATCCCTTTCATGTTGACTATTAGGATCTTTTCCGCTGTCAAACTTTTAGGTGCCGGAAATAGGATGCTGAGGATTTTGCAAATGAAGCGTTTCAATTTACCCTCGCCGCCATGTTAGCTTTAATGTAATAAATCAGATTATCGTTCTTGAGCGTCAATTCCATATTCTCCACTGTGAGCTTGACATTTGCCGCGCGTAGCCGTTCAATCTCGGCGCAGGCCCAGTCAACGGACTTGCTTAGACTCTCGATGTTGTCGTTCAGGGAGTCAGCCGCTTCATTGATTGTGACTGTTCCGTGCTTGATATCGGTTTTCGTCATTGCCATATTATTTTTCTCCCTTCTATCGTGGTGCCGGGGTCGCAAGACCATATACCCATGCCCTTTTGACTAACTGTTCTACGTATGCCGAGCGGGTTAGCCTTGCCGCCTTTGCCGCTTTCACAATTTCACGCTTGAGGCTTGGGTCTACGCGGAAGGTGATCGTTGACTTGTAGATTTTTTTCTTCATGCTTCTTTTTCTCCTTGGCCTTCTTTCGCTCCTCTTTCCATTGCTCCTTGAATGTTTTCATTCCCTTGGTCATTGCCTCTGCTCGCCTTGCTATTCTGACCGCTCGCCAAGCATCTTCGTCGCTTATGTTAAATTGAAATTGCTTTCTCATAGCTGGCTCGTTTCCCCCTATGTGATTTGCTCTCATGGACACGTTATAGTGCGTGTACGTGTTGATGTCAAGTACTTTTTTATTTTTTTTAAAAATAATTTTCGGCGGGGGAATTTAGACTGCGGCTTGGACGGCGGGGAGTTTGTCGAGCACCGATTTAGCGTAACTGCGTCCGTCCCTATCGTTGCCGGTGTTCCAGCGCGACAAGGATGCTTCCGAACTCCGTCGCCCGAATTGGGAGGCAAAATTCCACCAGTGCTTGATACCGTACTCGATATTTAGATAGGGGTGGCAAAGCTCGGTAAGGTACGGGCCGCGAAAGTGCTGCTCCCTCGCCGCCGCGCCCATTACCTGCATTAAACCCCAACTGGCTTGTTGGCCCCACCATTCCTGATCGGGGTCGCCAATGAGGCAAGGGAAGTCATTAGGGGGTATTTTGGAGGCAATCTCGATATCGTTTATCTTTCTGAAGGGGGAATCGTTTCGGACGTTCCAAAACCAGCGGTAGCGCGGCTCGGGGTTATAGGCCCAAGGGTTCCCGGCTGATTCCTGTAGGATTATGGCGATGATTAAGGCTGGATCTATAGCTGCCGGGTAGCCCTTGAGGGCGGCGGTAACGGCATCGTAATATCTAACGGCGCCGTCGAGCGGGGTCATTAGCTTCCGCCGGTCAGCGCCGCTTTTTCGAGGATCGGAATCAGTCTATTGAGAGAATCGAACGCAACCGCCATGCCTTTACTCGCGGCAATGATAGCTGATTCGGCAGTCGTGGCGGTTGTTTCGACTTCAATAAATTGGCGCCCATTCTTATCCGTGCCCACATAAGCCTTGAAATTCTCCTGGTTCTTGCACGACTTGTACGACCATTCCCCATCCTTGTTGTACGTCGCTACTGTTTGGCACGAGAACCAAGTTGTGCTGCAACCTGACAGAAGAATAGCGGCAAATAACAGGATCGTAATTGTAATCATTGCTGACCTACTTTCACGGTCTGCCCTGTGGCAACTTTGACTGTCCGCGCTGCGCCGCCCATTGCCGTGATTATCTGCGGCGAGGTTAGTGCGTAGTTAAATATCTTCACGTCATCAAGGATCGTGCCGCTGGGGCATATCTCGCCGAATCCTGATTCACAAAATTGCAGGGTGCCGGTGGTTGCGTCGAGTAGCGCGGTCCCGTCCGCGCTGGCAATCTGTGAGCCGTTTATATAGAGCTTCACGCTCGAGGTTGGAAACGTCGAGTCATAGGTGACAGCTAAGTGTTGAAAGATTCCGGTTGTGATCGGCGCACTGGAATAGCAAGCAGCAACGAAGGTAGGGTCTTGCGAATAACCGCCCATCATTCGACCTGCGCCACAGTAGTTCGATATGGAAGCGAAGAGAAAATATTTGCTGTTGGGGTTCTTTACGATTAGCGCATAGTCGTTAAGCGTGTCGGGGAGATTGACCCAAGCCATCAGAGTAAAGCCGCCGCAAAAGTCTAGGTCGTTAGCGTCGGCTACGGTGATACCCGCGGTGCCGTCCGTGACTGCGCCCTGCGCGAATTTGCCTGTTGTATAACTCCAACCTGTCCCTAGCGTTGCCGTGTGCCCGTTGCCTGTGCCGTCGGTCCCTACCCCTTCAAAACTGTAGCTCGCTACTAGCGCGGGCGACGCGGCGGGGCATGACGGGGCCATCATCGTCGTTTCGTAGGCGCCTACGTCAAAGAATCCTGGGTTGCGTGTGGTGCCGTCGATCGACTTGTTGTAAGGAGAGGGCAAATCAGTACCGCCGTTGATCGCCTTGGAACCGGCCTTGAGGGTGAAGTTGTTACTCGCCACGTCGTTGAATGTCGTCGATGGCGATTCACTCAATAAGGGGTCACAACCGGTTGTTGAACTACTGCAAAGGTTATTAGAAAAAACACTTCCAGTTGACGTGCCTAGACTAAACGCAGTCCCTACGCCAGTAGGGTGCGCTATGTTGTTTATGAACGTGTTGTTTTGTGGAGGAGTGCCCGCAGCATCACCTTGGCCATAAGCGGCGTAGGTACTGCCGTGAACGGTGTTGTTATAGACAAGCGCATCCCGCGAAGTATAATCAATGCGGATTCCATACTCGCTGCCGCTGCCGTAGACTAAGTTTCCATAAATCTTGGCGTTGTTAGACATGCCCATGAGCACGTCGCCGCTTGATTGTGCCGCTGGCTTAGTAACGCCATTGTTACGAAAAATGTTAAATCGTAATACAGCGCCTGTACAACAGGTATAATCTAGACCAGACGAGAAATGATGCACTCCCCAATTCCCGTTGTTATCTATCTCAGAAAATTCAAGCACGAAGCCTGACGCCGCCGCGATATAAAACCCGTAGCCAGGAAAACCAGAGCTTGAATAGTCAATACCGTTGTTATCGATACGAGAGTTCCTGATTGTAACGTTGCTAGCCTCGCCCGAGATGCCGTTGTTGTTCCAATATCCAGTAACGCGAATACCATCAAAGATTAAGTGATGTGCGGGTGTGTTTGGTGTTCCACCGAACGCAATATTCCCTCCTGCGATAGCGAAATTTGCGCCGTTTGCCCCTCCGTCCCAAATCATTTTACAGACTCGATTGATGCCGGTGGTGCAGCCGCCGATAAAATCCACGTACTCGAAATTGCCGTTGTAGAAATTGAGAGAGCTGTTATGCGTAAACCGAATAGTGTCGGTGCCGAAAGTACGGATCGTCGTATGTGCGCCTGCTGTACCGCTAGGCGGATTTGTGTTCGTGCTGTATAAATCCTCTTCATAAGTCGCCGTCCCGCCGAGGCCATCAGCCATCAATTGCAAGGTGTCGCCGCCTGCCATGCACTCAAGCCCGCGCTTGAAAGTGTTCACCGGATTGTTGCCGGTGGAGCTGGTCGCAAGGGCACAAGTCGTGGTGTTGGTGCTGGCCTGCTTGACATAGTAGGTCGCCGCCTCCGCCCATGCGGGCATTAGCAATATTGCGAACAGTAATAGTAGTTTCTTCATTGGATTTTAAGTGTCGCCGCAATTGGAACAGTCGCCTGGGAGCCGAAGCCGACAAGCCGCCCGCTTAGATCGCCGTATCCTTTATGCGCCCACCAACCCGAGCGCCGCGATGTTCCGTTGGTTGTTAATAATCCGTTCAATGTTGCCGGCGTGTTGAAGCAATTATTTCCGGTGTCGGTCCCTGCGTCATCCCAACAAGCGTGAGAGGCGCTATCCACTCCCGCCCGCTCGAAGGCGGCGAGATACCACACAAGTTGACCGGGAGAATAAAACTGCGTCGGACCTGCATATTCGTTAATGGAAATTGGTATGCGCGTGATGGCGTTGTTGTCCATGTAGGTGCGCATGGCGGTAACGTGCCCTTCCACTTCTGAGCCGCCAAAAAACTCATGCCACGATAAGCGGTCTGGTAATACGCTGTTGGCCTTGGCATAGGTCAAAAACTGTTGCAAGTAGGTTTCATCATAAGGCCCTACGCTCGGCCCGACAATTACCGCGCCGGGAAGGATGCCGCGAATGATATTGACGCAGCGTTTGTAGGCTTCAAACCATTGGCTTTGCCCGCCTGCCGCGCCCCAAAACGGGTTAGTCGAGTTCGGTTCATTCCATATATCGTATTGGAAGGTTCTGCCCGCGGCGACTGCCGCATTGACCTTGCTTGAGCATTGGTTTTCCCATGCTGTCCAGTTGCCGCCGTCTCCCGGCCAAGGTGCCTGATAAAAGTTATCGCTTAGTAACATCTGCGGCGTCGCGCCTAGACTCACGATGCGGGTGTAATTCGTGTTGCACACGTCATTCGCGCCAACCGCGCCGCACCTGACAAGCTTCGTTTTCATCGGCGTTGTTAGTGCGTCCGTTGGTGAGCCGGTTAGAATGCCGTGATGTAGAAAGCCGCTACCCCTATACGTGACCGCGCCGCCGTCGAGATGCATCGCAATCGTAACTGTCTCGGTTGTGCTCACTGGTGCCGGCGGACTGCCGCCTGTGCCCTGTGTTAAGGTGAAGGTGTAAGCTTCCGTTGCCCCGAATGTTGGTAAGGTTACGGTCACAGTATTACTGACAACCGGATAATCCGCATTTATAACCGGAGTAGGTGCAGTTAATGCACTTAGTCCGTTGTCCGGTATGCGCTCGGCAACTACCCGCACCGTATTTGAGCCGATCAAATAAGTCGCGGTGTTCATGTTGGTAAATTTAACTTCAACCGCGCCGCTGCCCGATGTTCTCCCTAGGATCGCGTTGGCTGTTGCCGTGGTGGAATTTTTGGACGCGACGTATGCCACGGTTGGCGGCGGTACTGCGCCGGCTGGCAAGCCGATCTTTGCGCGGGAGTAAACCAAGTTATCGAACTCGGCGTAACCCGTTGCCGGGTCTGCGGGGTTCATAAAACCAAGCGCAGCGTAAATATAATTCATGTCCGCGCAGCCGCCGGTGCAGGTTGCGCGAGTGAAGTCATAGGTCAGGTTATCATCAATCCATAACTGCATCCGGCCTTGAGCTGGATCGGTGCTTAATTTGTAATGCAATTCGATCGTGTACCATCTCCCTGTGACTAACCTCGGCGCGTTGACGCCGTTTGCCGCGGTTCCTGGTGTGAGTGGTGGGCAATACTCGTTTTGGTAGGGGGCTTGCTGGAAACCGTTGGAGTAGCGAATTGTCGGAACATCGTTGAAGCTTGTCCATGTGCCTGAAATCTGGCAAGCAAAGTCCTGATGGACATAAACCCCTGCTTCGTATTCGGCTGATGGCGGGTCAATGAAGACTTCCGGCAAGCTCCAACCGGGCAACTTATAATCATAGTCTACCGGCCACGTATGGTTTGTGTGCCAATAAACCTGGAACCGCATGTACCATTCGCGCGCGCCGGTCCCTAGAATCGATGGTTTGAGCCATCCGGCCACGGCGCAATTTCCCGTTCCCGTATTGACGCCCGTATCAAGGTCCACATATCCGGTTGTTTTACTGCACCGCCAAACCTTATTAGTGGATTGGTTAAAACCGGATAGGGGTGCGGTTGATAGTTGGTGTGAGCCGCCGTTCGGGAAGCAAATGTCTTTGACCAAAATTCCAGGATTAGTGTAGTTGGACAGACAACTACTTGGAATCGGCGTGATGTCTTGACCGTCGAAGTCCTCACAGAAAAACACGTCAGGGTTGGTAAGACAAATTGATTCTGTGTAAGGAATTGTTCTTGTCAGCGCTACGGCAAAGGAAAAGTCAGGGTACAGGGCAATCAAGAGTAGAGCGAATAAAAGTCCAAATCTTTTCATTGTGCTCCTTAATAGTTGATGATCCTGTGGGGCCGTACCACTGGCGTCGGCTGAAACGCTGGCTTGAATGCTGCGATGCCTGCCGCCCATGCGCCGCTGTTAGTAGTGGTCCAGCTCTCGCTTGGCGTGCCGGGTGCGCCTGAAATAATCTTGTAAACAAAGGATGACGTTCCGCCGAATCCATCTTCACGCTCATTGCTCAACGTGAATCCCTGACCGCCTGCGTTTTCGGTTATAGTGCCGGGGGTAACGTGCGCGACGACGCTTGCCAGCAACAGCACGTTATTGTCCGCCGGCGTCATAGCTCCCGTTGATGGCGTGGTGCTGGAGCCGGTGGCTGTTACGGGCGAACCGCTCGCGGGTGTCGCGTGACCGCCGCAAAACTCATGCGCCATTATGCTAAAGTCCGATGTTGCCCCGTCCGGGTTGGCTGTAATGATAAGATTGCCGCCTGGGTTGGTTGGGAAGTACCGGATGCCGATGCCGCCGTTCGTAATGCCCTGGTAAAAGCTCGATGTATAAGTGCCGTTGATGTTGTCGCTGACTGTGATGGATGCGGGGTTTGCGTCACTGTCAAATATCGACACAGACACCGCGATAAAAGAATTGGTTGATGTGTCGCCTAACGTCAGCGTTGCCGAATCCGCGTTGCTGCTGCTCGCCCCGGTGGCTTTGATGCCCGTACTTGTCCAAGTCGTTCCTGAACAAGCGGGAATTTCGGCAATCGCCAGAGTAACCGCTGCTCTGTCGTCACTCGATGCCGTGCAGCCTGCCGATCGGTCGCCGCTGCCTGCGGTTGTCTCTCTGCAAGCTCCCGCTGTGAAAGAGCCGAAATCGATCGACTGTAAAAGGGTCGAGTTGGCGCCTGCTGCCGGGGCGTTGTTCGAGCCGTTATAGCCACACTGAAAACGCATTGCGGTAATCGCGTTGGTGTTAAGAAAAGATTCGGCTATTGCTCCGTCGCCTTCCTGTAACACTGGCGTGCTGCCGCCGGCGTTGTAATAGGTGTTGGCGCCCGCCGTGACTGTGATCGCCACGGCGTACATGATATTCGCGTTGTTGTTTCGGTTGATGCGAACGGTTGTGTTTGACGATGGAAATGCGCCGGTTCCTAAAAACCATGCTTTGCAGCTTCCCGGCTCGCCTACTGTATCTGATGCTAAACCGCCTGTGACGGCTGGAACATCCCTGTTCGTGCCCGCAGGGTCGATCTTGACGCTCGTGCCGTCGTTCGCGTTGGAATTGGCGTTGTACGTGAAAACCAAGAGCCCCTTGGAGTTGGCGGTAAAGGGCACGGTGATATCGAAAGACGCCTGACTCTGAGAGCCGGTCGTTCCGGTGTGCGATTCGGTCGAGGATTCAAAGCCGATGACCGCAAACGCCTCGCCTGATAGGGCGACAAAGAATGAGAGCAGTAAAAGGATCTTGCGCACTATAGAGTCCTCTTGATTCTCACTACCGCGTACTTCGCGCTGCTCGCGTTGGTGCCTATATTCACGTCGAACGTGCCATTATTCGCCTGCGTCGGTGTGCCGGATAGTGTCGCCGCCACAAAGGTGCCGTTGCCGCAAGTAACCGCGCCGGTTAGGATGCTGGCGCCGCCTGTGGTTAGTACGTCCACGGTCATGTTCGCCGCGTCGGCCAAGCACTCCACTGATTCAATCGTCATCGTTGAGCCGGTAAGGTTGGAACAAACGAAAGGCAAGTCATCATCGGTCGCTATTGCAACGGCGCCAGCTTGCTTGCTGCCCCATCCTAGTTCACACGAGCGCCGTTTCAGGTCCGCGTTCACGTCTGCCGAGGACACCGCCGCAAATGAAGGATTGCCAGCTGCGTTGCCGTGGAGCACGGTCGAGGTGGTGCCCTGGTTGGCGAATTGCGCGCTGGCTAGGGTCAATGCGGAGCAGGTCAGGGCGCCGCTGGCCGCGATTGTGTGAGCGAATTGGTTAGATGAACAGTCGGCTGGATTTGCCGCCAGTGCCGTTGCTGTCGCCACGTTGCCGGCTTCTAGGGCTACGGTGCCGGTAGTTGCCGGAAGTGATAGCGTCACGGTGCCTAATGCGCCGGTCACGGGTTGCATGGTGATCGTGCCGGAAGTAGCGTTCTTGAAGTCCACGCTTCCAACCGAAGTACCCGCGACACCTAGAATGACTTTACTTGTTCCGTCCGTGGTGAAGCCTGCCGCCACTTTGGAATCATTGCCGCCTGCGCCTAAAATAATGGCATTGGACGTTAAGGCGCCGCCGTTGTTGGTGACAGTGCCGGTGCCTGCTCCTAGAGTTGTCCAGGTCATCGCGTTTGAGCTGCCGCCTTGCGATGTGAGGACTTGGCCCGCGGTGCCCGCCGTGACCGGCAGATTAAGATTATAAGTTCCCGCCGCCGCCGCTCCCGGTAAAATGCTGACTGTGCCGCTGCCGGTGCCGTTGAGCTTCAGCGTGCCTACTTCGAGGTTGCCGGTGGTGGAGGTGCTCGATGAGCAATCCGTCCCGATACAGATTGCCCCGGTCCCTTGGCCCGCAATGCCAAGTCCTATGTTGGAATCGCTGCCGCTCGCGGTAATCGTCGGCGTGCCGCCCGTCGCTGCGTTGGTCACGGTGATGGCGTTGACTGCGCTCGGCGTTGACGTGGTCGCAATCCAGGGGTTTCCGTTGGTATCACGCAATCCGCTGGTGATACGGCTGTTCGTGCTCCTTAGATTATCTGTTCCGCAAGTGACGTTCGTACCGTCCGAGCTACAACCGGACGTGCCTGCGATTGCGCCAGCGTTGTTGTATTGGAGTTGCGAAGTGCTCCCGCCTGCGGCTGCGGCAACCGTCGTCCATGCGTTGTCGCCGCGTAAGAAGGTGGCGGAACTTGGCGTTCCTGTCGCTGTTAGCGCAGTGCTCGCCGTGAGTTTGCCGCCGCTCGCCGCCGCAGTGTGCGCGTGTTGTGAGGTCGTAAAGTCGCCAATTACCGGCGTGGTCAATGTCGGTGAGGTGCCGAATACAACCGCGCCTGATCCGGTTTCATTGGATATGGTCGCCGCAAGTTGCGCCGAAGTGGTCGCGGCAAACTGTGAAAGAGGCGAGCCGGTAACGCCGCAAGTCGGGCAAGCAATAACCGGGTTGGCTGCTACGCCGTCGCCAGCGGTGACGGTTACGGGTGTCGTCGTGGTGATCGCTCTGCCGACTGCGGTATTAGATGCCGTTTTGGCAACAAATCCGGTTGAGGCCGGTTCCTCCATATAGTTTGTGCAGCCCTCAACAAATCCTGCCTCATTGACGCCTAACGGGGCTTGCCCTGCGGCGCAGTTATCTCCGTTCGCCGCTAGTGCCGTAGCCGTGGCGACGTTGCCCGCAGGGGTTACATAGTCGGTTCCCGCTATCGCTGCGCCGATAAC